CTACTCCTTTAATGAGAGGTGAGCGCTCGGGAGAACACGCCCACCCCTCGATCTAGTTTGTTATCAGGACTTGTTGAACCAGTTAGCGCCAGCAGCGATCTTGGTTGCAAGTGCGCCATAGCCATAGTAGCTAACTTCAATTTGTCCGTTTAGCGCTACGTTTGTTTGTAGGCGCACGCGTGGTGACTCGTACCAGGTGTATGCGTCTGGATTTACTACGACCATTGAATAGTCGCCTAGACCTGTGCCACCTGTTCCACCAAAGTTGCGATCAACATAAAGATCAAGACCTAATACGTTTCCGCGTAGGCTTGTTGGACTTACTACACCAGCAGCGTTTTGTGGTTGAGCTGCGGTGTAAATTGGACGTCCGCCGTCCGAGTAACTCATAATCTTGCCCCATTGTTGAGCAGAAACTACGATATTACGAGCAAAGCCTAGTGAAGCGCCATAAACTGCTGCTGCTGCACTTGAAGCAAAGGTAAGTAGTCCGTCTTTGTCCTCAGTTGTAGCAGTTGCGTTAAGTGTTCCGTCATTTGCAATTTGGGTAACTACGAAAGTGTCTGTGGCTTTTGCGTAGGCAAACTCCATTTGACGTACTAGCTCAGTAAAGAATACTGGGTTTGAGCGATCTAATAATTCTACTGAGAAAGTCTGTCCACCTGCATACTTGTTTACGCTTACTGATAGGAAAGATGTTTCCATACCTGTTTCGGTAATTGGCTGTGCTTCGTTTACATCAGCAACGGTTGGTACTACTGTGATCTTTGGAATCTCAAAGGTCATACCTGCGTCAGGTAGTGCGCCGCGAGAGATTGCTTCAATCATTGGACGATCAGCGTTTGATAGAGGGTTAATTACCTCTGTTAGCTGACGTGTTGGAATTAAACCAGCGTTATTGCTAGTAGTGTCATCGGCAAACGCTACAAATTGGCGTGAATCCTCGTTGCCCAACTTTGCGCGTACTGAGTGTTCCAAGTATGTAGCTTTGTCCACGATTGGAGAACGTGGTCGTGCGTAAGTCAAAGGCTGAGCAACTGGAGCTGCTGCCTTTACTTCTGCTGCCTCGACCGATACCTCAGTATCAGCGGCAACTTCTGGAGTATCGATCATTTCTGACCCTTCCTTGTTTTCTGTGTTTGGATCATCTGAGGCAGCGACCTCAGAAACTCTTGCGCTGTCAATAGCAGGGCTTTCGACTAGCGAAACTTCAACTAAAGATGCAGCGGTAATAACCATTACACCTTTGTCAATATCATAAGCATCAACTAATATGCCAACGCTAAATCCGTCGCGTAAACCTTCTGACGCTTCTATTAAAGCATCTGATCCAGCTGAGTTGTTGCTTATCTTAAACGTAGCATTTATGCCACTATCTGTATTGTCAAAATCTAAAACTCTACCGATTGGCTTTGTACGGTCGTGTTCTAATAATAATTTAACTGGTTTAACAGCAATAGAATCTTTTGCAAATACTGTTTTGCCAGCACTTGTTCGGCCTTCCTCGTTCCAGGTAACTATGGTGCCCGATATTGTTCGGGCATCTGTATCAGCAGCTAAAATTGCTACTGGCATTGTTAATTTCATAATACTAAGTCCTCTGCTCTGCGTATTTCATCTACTGATAAGACACCTATGCGGTTTAGTACCTCATAGACTTGGGCGCGCTCTAGTGGGTTACCACGCAAGAAGTCATCTAGCGCATATCTGACTGTTTGCGTCTGTGGCGTAAAGTCTGGCTGATCTAAACGCTGTTCGATCTGTGTAAGTATTGGGCGAAGGCTAAAGTCAACTAAAGCCCTACGCTCTGACGTTACATTCGAGTAAGTCATTGAGTTAGTGTCTGCTGAAACGTACCAAGCAGGTATGTTCATAAGTCTAGCGATCTCAGTTGCAAGGTATTGACGTGCTTCGGTAAGTTGCAAAGACTTAGGATCAAAGCCAACAGATGTCATTTCAATATCAGCATTAAGAAACGCTGTACCGCGTGTTTGACGTGATTGTTTCCAGGCTTCTAGCAATTTGCTAATGCGCTCAGCTGGTAAATTAGCCCCAGTAGATTTAAGTGCAATAGTAGGCGTTGGCTCTAGTGCAAAGTTGTATGCAGCCTTTTCTAATTCTAGGGCTGTTTTAATTGTGCGACCACCTCGGGTCAAGATACCCTCGTCACCACTAAAGACAACTAGCGATCCGACACCTTGAGTAGGTAACTTGCCAACTAAATCTAAATCGTATGCAACGATCTCTGTACCTTGAGCGTTTAACTCAGGCACTACTCTAATTGGGTCGATACGAGTCCAAGACTTAATACGGTTTGGATATTCCTCGTACACTTCAAGCACTTGACCATAAGCAACGCCGTAAAAAATTAAATCCTCGACTAGTAGTCGGTAGATTGTTTGTCCAGGCACTCTAGGATCTGGCTGGTTAATAACTTTAGGTGGCATTAGTACAGATCCGTCAATGCGTGATCGTACTTCGAGCGGAATTGAGGAAATAGTCCCCGCAATAATGTTCTTTGCTCTAGCTACCGCTGGCACCTGCACAGCTAAGTCACGACTGATAGTCGGAGCTAATCCGTAATTGAATACTGCCTGCTGTATTAGATTTGCAGGCGCGAGAGCTGCCACTAGATCGGCAGTTGATTGACTGTCAATATGTGACATAGTTTGAGTGGCCTTAAAGGCATCAAGGAATCCCATTGTAAGAGATTGTAACATACTGCAAGCGGTTACACCACAACAATATCTATGTCAGAATACTGGCGTGTCGCAACAGATACGACCATAGCAGTAGCAACCGCAGCTGTGACGTTTTCATTACTAGCTCGTCTGCCAATTATCCAGCCACCGTCAGCAAAGTTAATCCTGGCACTAGCAGCAATATGACGATTAAGTATCTGCTGATCACCGTGGGTAATTCTGCCTGCTTCCATAGCATTAAGTAACTGATCGCAAGCCAAAGCAAAGTCTCGACCGTCAATAGCCTTAGCCAATATGCCAGCAGCATTGAGGCGACTAGCAACTGCGCTACCTGTGTTCTTACTAAACTGGATTTCGGTCACGTCATACATACGACACCACTCAGCAACCCCATTAGCCATTTCAAGATCGTCAATAGCGGTCTCAGACTTCCACTCTTGCACTAACCCGACTGCTATTTTGCTATTAGGCAAGACCTGAGCTGCAACTAGAGCTGCGTGATTACGTCTAGGCGTTACGTCAAAGGCGAAGTATGTCTGTGTGCCTGGCTCTAAGTTTAGATCTAGGTCAGCGCAACTAGACCAAGCAGCAGGCGACCAAGGTGACTGCAAAGTTTCAACAAACTGGCATAGGCACTCAGTACGCACGACCGCTTCAGGTTCATTCTTTGTAGCCATTAGGTTATCTATGTGAATTGTTCGACCCAAGGCAGGGTTAGCCGATTGCCAAGCGCTCATATCGTCAAGACTGCAACCCATAGGAGCAGACCACTCAAGCCAAAGCAAAGAATCCTTTGCACCTGCCATAGTTGCCATACCGCGTTCGCGTAATTGGTTAAGCACGATCGAAGTAGAGTCACCTGCGTTACTAAATCCCATAAGCATTGGGTTTGTAGCTGCTAACTGAGTCTTAGTGATTGCCGACCAAGCGGCATAATCTTTATGCTCTCGTAATTCGTCTAGGTAGATCGTTTCAGCTCCAGCATATCCTCTACCCGCTGAGTTATTAGCTACTACCTTAAACCTAGCCCCCGATAGCATTTGGATTTCCTCTTGCCCATTAGCCCGGCGTAGCTTCTTGACTTGTTTGGCTAAGTGATCGTAATTCTCAAACAGTTCTACTACCTGGTTAAAGTGTTCTAGTGATACTGCCAACTTATGAGCTGAGAGGATCTGCAACTTCTCGCCCCACTCGGTTAAACCAAGCGCAATTCTTAATCTCATTAGGTGCGACTTGCCATTTTGCCTAGATACCAAAGCAACTACCTGACTATTAGCCCACCTACCGTCAGGCTTGATCCGATGTGCCTCAGTTGCGACTAATTCTTGCCAAGGCATTAACGGCATATCCAAACTATTAGCAAAGTCGATCAGCTCTTGCCCCTTTGTTGGTAGATCATCTCTAAAGGGTGTGTGGAGCCTTGGTTTTGTTTGTCCTAATAGCAGTTCGCTCGTACTACTAGGTGTCGTCAGGCTTCGATCGGTTTCTTTAAGCATTGAACAGATCTTAGTCCGGTTGCTTGAACGGCGAAGGAACGCGCTCAGTTTGATTTGGGGGTAAAAAGGAAAGA